CACCCGTGGGATTGGAATACTAAGAATCCCGGAGGTAATCCCGCCTACTGGTATCCAGTTCCAAATACAAACGAGAGCCTTAGTTTGCTTAGCCCACTTGGAGATAAGTATGGAGCAACCTCCCCTTACTCTGGATCATGGCAGCATTACGCCAAGTACATTCAAATGCACGGAGGTTTAGATCAGTGGACTAATGGTGCTTACCCGGGCGGTACGGGGTTTGCTGGAGCCGATCCTAATAAAAAGTGGAAGTTTGACAAAACCAGCACCGAGATTCACCTCTACGTTACCAACCCGGCCCAGCCGTGGTTTGATACATCGGATGCAAACATGTACTCCATGCAGACCACCTACGAAGACTTCCGAAGCCAGATTAACGCTTGCGTTGACTGGTGGGTGGACTACATCGACCGTGGTTACTGCTTCCAGCCAATCAACTATCATGACTCTTATAAGGTCAACAAGGAAATCGTCAAGGGTGTATTGCAATACACTGGCGAGTGGCCTCTCTCTGACCCAGATTCTTAACAAAGGAAAAATACAATGGCATCATTTCTAGGAACAATCTTTTTCTGCGGCCTCTGCGCCGTAGCCGGCTACGTTGCTGGTAACATCTTCCCATTCGCCTCTATCATGAAGCGGGTAGGAAAGTGAAAGCTAAGAAGCCCCCAGCAAAGAAGTGGGTACCACCTTGGGCCAAGCCCGAGGTAAAGAAGCCCGCCCCAAAAAAGAAGAAGTAATAAATCATGACCAACATCGACAAGCTCAATGAGCTACTGGTTGATGCACTCATCGAAGACCTTCAGAATGAAGAGAAGCGCACCCCCGGCCTGTATCAGGCTGTTGCCCGCGTCATTGCGGATAACAAGGAGCGTCTTCAGAACCTCGCTTCAGCTCCCAAGCTGGAGTCTCTAGAAAATATCGTCCCATTCAAACTCAAGAAGTTTGGGTGAGACGCTACGCGATCCAGCTGACATAGACCCACGCTTGGCAAGCGAGGGACAGCTGCGGTTACGCTATTCGGCCTGTTATGCCTTGATTGGTATAACAACTTCGGCCGCCCTATACCTCTCCGTCTATTGGGGAGGTGTCATCGGGCAATGCGCACGGGGACAACCCCCGGGTGGACATTTCGCTACCGCCTTCTATCCCTTGATCGGGGATAGGAGGTTTTAACTTAGAAAGGAGGTGCAGTATGCAAGCACCCCAAGAAGTCCGAGAGGACTTTCGTAACCATCTATTCATGTGTATGCGGCACCTAGGTCTTGGAGAACCATCTCCCCTACAGTACGCTATCGCGGAGACCATCCAGAATGGCGACAGGGACTTCCAGCTACAGGCTGGGCGTGGAGCCGGCAAGTCTACTGTAGTGGCTATGTACGCCTCGTGGCTCCTCCTGAACGATCCTAACTGTACCATCCTAGTACTGTCGGCAACGCAGGACAAGTCCATCAAGTTCATCTCCCAAGTCCGCCGTATCATCGACCTAGTGCCGTATATGGCTAACCTAGTCCCGGGTCCACAGACCAAGGACTCAGCCTTCGGCTTCAATGTACTGAACCGTACCCGCGAGGGTCAGGATCTCAGCGTGACAGCCAAGGGTATCACGGGACAGATCACCGGCGCCCACGCCGACTATGTCCTGTGTGACGATGTGGAGATTGAGAAGAACTCAGACACCCCACAGGCTCGAAACAAGCTCATCGAACGGTGCGCAGAACTCGAGCAGATCCGTAATCCCGTACCGCATGGACGCATCGTGCTCCTCGGTACCTATCAGTCAACCGACTCGATCTACCTACGGCTACCGTATAAGATCATCAAGTTCCCCGCCGTGTTCCCAGATCCAGAGATCGAGTCTCAGGTAGCCTTTGTGGCTCCCTACATCCTCGATCAAGACGGTGTACCCGGAACATCGGTGGACCCACAGCGGTTCTCACAGACAGTCCTAGACGAGCGCATGGCCAAGATTGGTCCACGCCAGTTCGCCTTGCACTACCTGTTGGACCCAACACTCAGTGATTCATCACGGTATCCGCTACGGCTGGATGACCTAATCGTAATGGACGTATCACCAGACCTCTTCCCGGAGAAGGTGGTATGGGGCAAGGTAAGCCCCCTGAACATCCCAACCTACGGCATCAATGGAGATCTTCTCTACAAGCCACAGTGGGTATCGGAGAAGTTCGTCCCCTATCTAGAAACCATCCTATTCGTCGATCCCTCGGGACGCGGAGCGGACGAGACAGCAATATGCGTAGCCTCATTCGTGAATGGCTACATCGTTATCCATTCCCTCGAGGGTCTGGATGGCGGCTACAGTGACGTTACCCTATTGCAGATTGCAAAGCTGGCGTACCGTTACAAGGCAAACCGCATCCTAGTCGAATCCAATTACGGAGACGGCATGTTCACTAACCTCCTTAGGCCCATAGTGGCCAAGGTATGTGGACGAATGGCTGTGGATGAGTTCCGCGTAAGCGGCTCCAAGGAGAAGCGGATTGTAGACACACTCGAACCAGTGATGTCTCAGCACAGGCTGATCATGTCCACCTCTGCCATCACGGCAAAGGCGACTCAGACACAGATCACCCGAATGCAGGACCGCAAGGGCGCACTCAAGCACGACGATAGAATCGACGTGTTGGCCTCTGCGGTTAAGAACTGGTCTGATGAAATGGTCATCAACCCAGATACACAGATCGAGCGCAATGTGAAGAAGGCTCATGCTGACGTTGTAAAGCAATGGCTAAGCAACGACAGAATCATGGGACTTCTCCCCAGTCATGTAAGCGGTGCAATTTTGAACCGCGACAACCCAAACAACTCAACCCAACAGCGGTCTATCATCGACCGCTTTAGGAGCTAAACATATGCCAGCATTCGTAATGGGCGGACTCGCCCTAGCGTCAGGAGTCATGGGGGCCATGGGAGGCGCAAGCCAAGCCAAAGCTCAAGCCATGCAGCAGCAGATGCAGCAGGATAATGCCAACTTCCAGAACAAGTGGCAGAACGAAGCTGCGAACCGTAACATGCTTCGCCAGTATCAGGGCCAGCTACAGGTTAATGCGCAGATCGAATCTGCTGCCAACCTAGCCAAGACCCAACAAGGTATCTACGGAAAGGCAGCGTGGAACAACGCAGCCTCAAATCTATCCAAGCAAACCAACTCAACTACAGCTAGCTTCCTCGGGGCCATGTCGGCCCGAGGGGTCAGCCTAGACTCAGCCAGTGTGCGTAGCATGGTTCGTCAGACCGCCAAGGCAGCTCAGGTCAACAACGCCAACATGCGTGTGTCCTTTGCCAACCAAGGTCGTGACATCGACACCTCATACCAGAACATGCTAGCCAAGCGTAACCTTGGCGTACCAGAACAGACATCCTTTATGCCAACCCGTGGTGGTATCGTGGACAACTCATCCTCTATGCTGTCTACCGGGATTGCTACGTCTGTTCTCAACGCAGCTGGTGCTGCCTACTCTGCTAATAAGCAGTGGGGTACACCATCTGCTCCTCCCGCACCGGTCGGGGGTACAACATAATGCTAAACCAAGATAAACTAAACAAGCTATTCTCCCTAGCCACTGGTCGTAACGGCGAGTCGGTCAAGGAGAAGGTAGTATCAATGAAGCAGATCCAAGCTAAGAAGCGTGGAGAGAAGGTTAAGAGCCGTCTCCCAGCCTACCGTGGTCTGTTTAAAGATCCTAACGAAGCGTGGGTTCGGTGGTACGAGGACTCCCGCAAGGAGATGTCCTCAGACAACGCAGATGACGTATGGTCAACAGCGGAGGCTGAGCACCCAGAGGGTCCAGTCGCGGCACGTGACTATGCTCGTCGATCTGCCAGTTCCCATCTAAACGAGAAAGACCCATTCATGGCCGAGACCGGCCTACGGAATGAAATGGCTCAGAGTCCAGAGTGGCTACGAGACGAGATGACACCTCATCTCGCATCGGCGGCCAACGCGACTCAGGCACAGAATAACTTTAAGGCCAAGAAGGTTTACGAGCAGAGCCTAATGCAGAAGCTCGGACAAATGAACCTAACTGAACTCGACCAAGACGTACCAGCTGAGGTCCACGTAGATGAGCTAGTAAAGCTCGAGCTACTTGGACTCACCGATATGGCCAAGATCGTCAATGGCCGCTTTGCGGTAGCTGACGAGAATGGCAATATTCGACCAGTCTATTCTCTAGACGACCCTAATGATGTTGCATCAGGTATTGAATCAGATACCCCAGAAATGGAAATGATCAACACCGTTGTTCCTAAGATTGCAAAGTCAATGATCTCCTCCGCCATGCGGAGGGGACGTGAAGTACAAGCAAGCAATAACAAGGCCGCCTCTGGCGTAGCTATTGGTATGCTTGGTAAGGGAATGGACGTAGAGGATATGGGTGGAGCCATGTCTCTAATGAATGATGATACCGGAGGCGCACTTCGCGCTGGTATTAGAGGCCGTGCATCACTAGGGCCACGAAGTCAAGACGAAATGATTATGGAGGCGGGTGACATCGCCGACCAATACGGAGGACTAGAATGACTACTGACCCATATGCAATTAACCCCATGAAGGGGCCAGAGGTATTCGTTAATCCAACAGGCGTAACCGTATATCAGGAGGGCAAGACTGTCCTCCCAGAAAATAAGGTTGGGCTTGGCTATAGCGGATTCAACTTTGAAGCAGTAGGCCAAACAGCTGCCAAGGTAGCTGGAGATATCTACACACAATACAAGAATGAACAGTTCGGCGATAAGGAGCTATTGCTAAAGAATGAGCAGCAGGATCTCCAAGACAGGCTCGAGGTCTACGCATACCGCAATGACTGGAAGGAAGCTGAAGCCGAGAAGGATCGACACCGTAAGCGAGTTGATACCATCCTCGGATGGGATCTAAACTCAGAGGGCGGTGGAGTAGCAGCCAAGCGTCTCAATGCCTTTGCTCGAACCATCGGTTCAGACTACGCTGCAAAGGTAGCGGTTGGATCTATGCGAGATAAGGACAATGTAGAGAACGACCTAGTAGATGTAGCCGGTGCTCAGTTTGAGGCAATCGTAAAGGGAACATCTGACCCAGCCGAGCGCGGGCGTATCCTAGATGGTCAAGTACTATTTACTAATCAAGAACTTAATCGACTTGGTGTTAAGCGCGATAAGAATGGTAACCCAATGATCAACGAGGAAACACTCGTTGGTAAGTCACAGGTTCAACGAGCTCACATCTTTAAACTCGAGCACATGCGAGTAAAGGCACAAGAGGATAAGGCTTTGTACGCTGCCAAGGATTACGAGGCTGGACAAAAGTCTTTAATTGAGGGAGCTCGTAATGCTCTAGTTGGTCCGACACAAGCATCTCAGGAATGGGGAAATCGACTTGCTGTACTAGCTGACTTGGAGAAGGAACGGGTAAAGTCTGGTGGTGCTCCCACCAAGGAGTATGTTAAGCTACGGAACGAACTAGGACGAGATTTTGTATCTACGCAGAATCTAATCCACGCTACTGTTCGTGCATTACTAATCCAAGGTGGATATAATCCTGAGGATTTTACAGACCCAAAAACACAGAAATTTGATATGGGCAAAGCAGAAACAGAGCTAGCTCGTACTCTACAAGGTGACAGCGCAGTCGCACTTCTAGGTAGTATTAGCAATCTGAATGAGCAGATGAAGAAGTTTGATGAAAGCGATCTAAAGAGAATGGTATCAGTACTGAATGCCCAAGACGAGGCTGCCTATGCTGAACAAACCAAACGCAATAAAAATCTAGCATTATCGGCAGAAGATAAGTTTAAAGCTATTGATGCCTCTTCCGATTCTGATTTTGTTAAAGCACAACGCAAGAATCAGGTTCTTGGCGCACTAGAACATGACATGATTGCCAGCTTTGATTACCTCCAACCCAAACCAACCACAGGCACTGCCGGTAGGGATGGCCTGATGAGGAGCACTGAGGAAGATGAGCTTAATTATATCGCTTCTATTCCCGGTCTGGAATTGGATTCTGCTATTAACTCATTGGGACTTATTGATAACAATCGGTTTGCTGAGTATCCGGTCTACTCACAAAACGCATTCCAAGACGCTTGGAAAGAATTCAACAAGGTTAAGTCACTTGTCTACAAGGATGGAAATTCTACAGCTGGATCGAAAAGGCAAGCGGAAAAGGCAGCGGAACTTGCTGCGCTAAGTGTAGTAATTAGAACCGAAACTCCAGATAGCAGGAATACCAACGTTACTGCTCAACAAACCCGGGATTCGGCACAGTTTGAATTATCCCGTATCGGTATTGTGAGTGATACGTCAGCAGCAGATATCCCTAAGCTTCTACAGAAAAACAAGGCAACTGAAGGTGGCGTTCAAATTGACACGCAGCAAGTACTGAATGCCCGCCCAGACATCATCCCGTTTCTATTAATGAGCGGTGATGCAACTGTTGGGGCAGATGTCAAGGCAGCACTTCAAACAATTCTTGATAGCACAGTCACCGACGTACCCGCACAGGGAATGGCGGTGCGTGGATCTCATGTAGAGGCATCTAAAGAGTTGAAGGATGCCATCAGGAACAGCGTACTCTCAGGATTCACAAATGGAGCCCGGCTTAACACAACTAACCTAACGGCAATGGTTGTTACGCTTCCACCATCACAGTCTGCGGATGTGCTGGCTCACTTAATGTCAGATCCAGCCTATACCAATACCAACGCTTCGGTGTATCGGTATAACGTACAGCGACTAGCCCTAGCGGTTGAGCAACACAAGGGCGGAGATCCGCTTGCGTTTGCTCTTGACTTTGATAGTCGATATGATGGCGTTAGTGAAGCATCACTTGTAGAGCTATTTGCCATTCGGTCAGCAATGGAGGACTATGCAACAAAGCAACTAGATTCTAAGAACGTTGACCAGATGACTCCAGAAAACCAAGCGCGTTTTGCTCGAGCTCAGATGTTTAAGGGAATTATTTCTGGCAATGTCCCAAAGCTAACTCTGGTCGGCGCAACTGATGTTCGACTGGATATGTCCCGTCTATCCGCAAGCGACATCTCCGCACCCAGTATGGTTGGCGTGATTAATCAAGCCTTCATGGATTCACTAGAAGTGGAAGTGGCATTCGGGAAAAAGAAACTTCAACCGAACGAAATTCTATCTAACCCAGAGGCTATGGCGCGTGTAACCCAAAGGGTACAGGCCGACCTATCTAAAAGGTTTGTTGTTCAAGAGACTAAGATTGGAGAGCGCTTCTTTGTTCCAGCTCCTCCAACCGTGGAGGACAACATGCCATCCCCCGTTAATCCAGCCTTCTTCGGAAAAGCTGGAGCATCGGTTAGCACTGGAAAAAACGAGGGTATGGTACTTGGTTTGAGCAACTCAGTTGACTCATTCCAGAATTCACCCGTTGATTTTGTTCGACAGTTTACATCAAACCAGACCCAGCAAGCTATGGATGCGTTCGCCGCTGATCCTATATACAGTGCAGTATTCTCTGGCGTCCCAAGGGGCACCACTCCAGTATTTAGTGGCACTGATAAGGCCGGTTCAGATAGGGCGCTCTTTGAAGCGGCCACACAAGGAAAAGATAACTATTCCATCTTGATTGCACAGGCCGTATTGAACACACATAAGTTTGACCCAACAGCATCAAAGGAAGATACCCTTGCCGCAGTTGCTCAACGAGCAGCCAATATCCGCAAGGGTATTGAGAATCCCGGTTCAGACTCTGAAATGTTTGTTGAGTTCCACTCCACTCCAGCTAATAACGGAACCGGTTATACCACAAAGATGGTAATCGTATCCGGTAACAAGGTTGTTGCTAGCATGGAACCAAACGCTAGTAGCGTAGATGCTGGAGTTTCCAGCCGTATATCCTATAAGGGGATGGATCAATCTAGGTTACAAGGTCTTATGGAGTCTGATACCCGACAGTATGGCAGCGATCTCTCTGACCCACACAGTGGAAATGAGATGATCATAGCAAAGTGGTTTAAGGACAATCCCGAGCAGAACTCTGTACAAATCGTCCGCAATGTTGTTGATGCTAAGGCCAACGACGGTCAGGATGGCTTCATGGCTAATACCGCTCGGTGGATGTCAAACGTCTTGAGCCCAAAGCAGCCCTTCGTGTATACCCGTGGAACCAACGAAGATGGATCACAGGTACTTCTCAAGAACAGTTACCCTGTTCCCTTCATTACTCTACGTGGACCAAACACGGAGAGACCAGCATTCGTTAAGCAAGTACAAGATCAACGCGAGGCAGTTAGACGCGCTGGCTTGACACAGGATCAGCGGGACTACGAGGATTCGGCTAAGTTTTGGACTGGTTATAAGGACACTAGCAAGCCACAGTGGTCATGGGGACAGTATGGTGAGGGCGTATCTACCAGTTCGTATCTACCAAGTAACGCACCAAACGCCCACCCGAATTATAGGGGCTCCGGAAGCCACACATTCACACGGCACCCAGTAGGTCCAATAGCAAACTATCCAATGGAATCTATTGATAATGAGCCATACAATGGCTCAGCAAATAAGCCAATGGATGTAAACGCAGACAATAATGGAAAGCTTTACAAGCTTACATCACTTCCAAATACCCCGATGGATCTAGGTTCACTGGGTACTACTCCAACGGCTTACTTTAATATGGGCGGACCAAAGGCCAATACGGCAATGGACACCAACCCGCTACTTTATTACCGCTTTAACATGGGCGGACCAAAGGCTAATACGCCGATAAATACAAACCCAGACTATAATCCGGGTCTAACGGCAAACAGTCCCATCTATCTTGGTGACTGAAGATAACAATATAAACACACAGGGGAGAGATCGAAAGGTCTCTCCCCATTTTTTTAGGAACACATGGAACAGAACAATAAACAACTACCCCCCTTTGACATCCAGCCAGAGGCTCAGGTAGGCGGTCAAGTAGACCCTAGTTTCTTCCTACCACGAACACGGGGTGATCAGACAACCCACGATATGCAGAATGATGCCATCGAGCGTGAGGAGATCCTGTCTGGTCGTAAGCGAATGCAACAAACCGGTGATGGACTCTTCAGTCTTATTACCGATACCTCAACCGAAAGCGAGAAAGCTCAAGCCGGTATCGAGGGAACACTAGAAGAAGGAACAACCGGCTATGGCCGTTACTCCCACAGAAATCAACAGGCTCGACTTGGCGTTGCAAATGGAACAGACTTTGGTGCTCTCGGTAAGAGCGCATCTGATTTTGCATCAGCATCTTGGGATAGTACTGGAGAGTATCTCTCTAGTATCTGGAACTCAGCTAAGTTCTGGGAAGACGAGAAGACGGTAGAGTATCAGCAACTAGAGTCAAAGCTTAAGGTAGATGATCCCGCATGGGATGATGCTGCTAAGATCTCGACTATTGAGAAGCTAAAGAAGCAAAGCCCAGATCTATTTGAACATGGTGCACTATTTAACACCAACGTAGAGAAGCTTGCTCTAGACTCAAAGAACGAACTTGTCTTCAAGACGGCTCTACATGAATCTATTCGCATGGCTCAGCAGAGTCAGCGGATGGAAACATACAATGAAATCAACCCCCATTGGTATTCCAACTGGGCTCAACCATTTCGTGAGAACGTCGGAGAAGGTCTACAGGACCCCGGCTTCATGCGCGACACCATGATTACTACAGCCTTGACCGCTGGCTTCGGCACAGCCGGAGTAGTTGGTCTAAGGGCAGCAGCACTGGGTGGACGCATGGCACTAGCTGGCCGAGCACTAGCCGCAGTATCTCGAGAAGCA